GTGCGCAAAACTTAGCTGAAATGTCTAAGACTGCTACTAAAATGTTTTCTGATAAAGGTATTCAAGCGACTGAGGGATTACTTTCGTTAGTAGTAAAGGAAACAGCAGAGGAGACATCTGAAAATGTTAAAGCTGTTGTAAAACTTATCGAAACTGAACGTGAAACGATTAAAGCAGATTTTGAGAAACGAATTGGTTCTAAACTCCCACTTGATGGAAATGCTGATGCTAGCTTATCTCGTGGTGCACAAATGGCTAAACAAGCAAATAATCAAAATAAAGCGCCTGAAAATAATCTTTGGGCGACAAATTAGGAGGAATTTTGAATGGTTTATGTAAAGAAAACTCAAACATATCAAGATATTAATTTTTTAAAGAGCGAAAAATTTATTTCATTTACAAAGCAAGTTGATGAAACAACTGAAGGGGTAGTAAAAGGAGTATTACCCGCAGGGTCAGTGTTCCCTAAAAATGATGCTACAGCAGAAGGTATTACAATTAACGATGTTGATGTGTCGAATGGACCACAACCGGTAGGAGTAATTGTTGAAGGGCATGTTCTTATTAAACGATTACCAGCTGAGCCATCATCGGAAGCTCAAAAAGCAATGCGTGAACTTAAATTTTATGATGCAAACGGTAAAATGCTAGCAGTTCCAACTGCTTAATTAATAATTAGGAGGATTTCAAATGGCAAATATTGCAGAATTATTTTCACAGAAAAATGTATTAGATTATGTAAATAATCGTCAAGCACCAGTTTTATTAGGAGAAACATTGTTTCCAGCACGTAAGGTACAGGGGTTAGAGTTTGATGTTTTAAAAGCGGGATCTAAAATCCCAACAATTGCAAGCGTTCATGCATTCGATACAGAAGCTGAGATTGCTTCACGTGTTGGATCAAAGACAGCTCAAGAGCTAGCGTTCATCAAACGTAAGATTCAATTAAAAGAAAAAGATTTAATTGCTTTGCGTAATCCTCGTACGGCTGAAGAACAGCGTTATTTAGAACAAGAAGTATATAATGATGTTTACTCAATGGTATCTTCCGTTAACGCTCGTGTTGAAAAAATGCGTATGGAAGTTCTAGCAAATGGTAAAGTAACGTTAGATGAAAATGGGTTAGATTTAGTAGTTGATTATGGCGTGCCAGCAGATCATAAAGATACTGCTGATTTTTCTGCTCCTGATACAGACATCATTGGGTTATTAACAGAATGGGCAAGCAAGTTGGATGTAATGCCAACACGCATTTTGACATCTACTAAAGTACGTAACGCAATCTTGAAAAACGACGGAATCAAGGCATTCTTTAAAACTTCTGGTTTGTTACCAAATATTGGCTCGTTAAACCAAATGTTACAACAATTTAATTTACCGACAATTGTGACATATGATGCAAAATATAATAAAGAAAACGCTGAAGGTGTACTAGTAAAAGAACGTTATTTCCCAGAAAACAAGCTAGTCATGTTTGGGGATGAAAACCCAGGAGAGTCTATTTTCGGTGTAACACCAGAAGAATCTCGTTTGTTATCAAATGGATCAAATAACTACACAGTAGGCAATATTTTCGCAATGGTATACGAATCTAATTTAGACCCAGTTGGAACATGGACTAAAGCATCAGGAACAGCTCTACCAAGTTTCCCAGAAGCTGACAATGTATTCCAAGCTACTGTCTTACCTGATTCAAAAAAATAGAAGCCCCGAAAGTTGAAAGTGTAATACCAACAACTGACGGGGCCTCAATTGTATTAAGTTAGGTGGTGTTTAAATG